AAAGACATCATGAAAGAGCTGCTTCGCCCGAAGACGCTCAACGAACTGCTCGAGGAACATGACGCCGAATCCCAAGACGACTGAAGACGAGGAAGAGGGCAAGCCTAGCCCTGAAGCCTCTCAATCCGCGTCGTTTTGGCAGCAGCAGATCGAGCTGGCTGAGAAGGATCATGACGAGTTCTGGAAATACGGCGCCAAGGTCGAAAAGCGCTACAAGAACGAACGCGATACCCTCGCCAAAACAGGCTCTAAGAAGCGCCTTAATATCCTCTATTCAAACACTGAAACGCTCAAAGCTTCGCTCTACGCTCGCACGGCAAAGCCAGACATCCGCCAGCGCTATACGCAACAGGCAGACAAGCTGGGAAAAACCGTTGCCGAGATGATGGAACGCTTGCTTTCGAGCACGTCCGATTGCTCGGAGCACGATCGCGCCTATCGCAAGGGCGTGCAGGATTTGGCTCTTCCAGGCCGCGGCATCGTCAAGGTCTGTTACGAGCCGGAGTTCGGTGTTGATCCTGCTACGGGTATGGAAGTCATTACCGAGCAAGAGGTAGAGGAAGAATTCGTCTACTATAAGGACTTCCTGCACTCGCCGGCCCAGTGCTGGGATCACGTATGGTGGATTGCCTTCCGTCACCGCATGACGCGCGAGGATCTGCGCGAAAACAAGTTCGAGGATGCGGACAGCATTCCTCTCAATTGGGTTCCTGACACTGGCAAGAAAGACCGTGAGGTTTCGGACGATCTCAAGCGGGCCGAAGTCTGGGAAATCTGGCACGAACCCAAGAAACAGCGCCTTTGGATGACCAAGGGGCACCCTAAGCTCTTGCGCGTCGATGAAGATCCCTACGGACTGGAAGAATTCTATCCCATGGCTGAGCCGGTTCAGGCCGTGTGGGGCAACGACAATTATGTTCCAACGGCTTGGTTCGCGGAATACGAAGACCAGGCAGACGATCTGGACGAAATCACCGCCCGCATTTCTGTTCTGACCAAGGCTCTGCGCCGCCGCGGCGTGTACAATGCCAGCGTCAAGGAACTGAAGCGTCTGTCCAAGGCGGGAGACAACGAATTTATCCCGTCGGAAGATTGGGGGACGTTCGCGGCCGGCGGTGGGCTTAAGGGGTCGTTTGACACTGAGGACATCGCCCCGATCGCAGCAGCCATTGTTGCGCTGTATGAGCAAAAGACGCAGCTCATGCAGGCCATCTATGACACCATGGGCATCAGCGACATTCTCCGCGGCGGGTCCACGAATCCCAATGAGACGGCAACGGCACAGGCCTTGAAGTCTCAGAACGGCTCGGTGCGCATGAAGCTGGCGCAGCGCGACGTCCAGCGCTGGATTCGCGACACCATGCGCATCAAGGCTGAACTCATTGCCGAGCACTTCGAGCCCAAAGCACTGATGGACATGAGCGGCATGAACTTGCCGTCTGAAGCTGAAATTCAAGCGCAGATGGCACAGGCTCAAATGCAGGCCATGCAGCAGGGGCAGGAGTTCCAGCCGCCGGCTGAAATGCCCATCACGATTGATGCCGTGGTGAAGGTGCTGAGAGACGACAAGCTCCGGTCCTATCACGTCGATGTCGAGACGGATTCGACGGTGTTTGAGGATGCCGAGGCTGAGAAGGCCAACCGCACGGAATTGCTGACCTCGATGGCCGGATTCCTGCAGCAGTTCATGCCGATTGCCCAGATGGGCGGTGCGCCTCTGATGAAACTCGGGTTTGACATGATGGCGTTCGGTGTCCGCGGCTTCAAGGCGGGGCGCCAGCTTGAAGACAGCCTGGACGAATGCCGCGCTGCCATTGAGCAGGCCGCGGCACAGCCGGAAGAGCCGCCCCCGCCAGATCCAAAGGTCGAAGGCGAGAAGATCAAGCTCGAAGGCGTCAAGATGCAGGCGGAAGCCAAGGCGCAGCAGACGCAAATGGACATGCAGAAGTCCGTCATGGAGCACCAGATGGACATGCGAGAAATGGCAATGAAGGCGGCAATGCCGCAGCCTGTACCTGGAGCACCCAATGGACCCGCGCTTAGAAATTAGGCTGGCAGACACTTATGCGAAGTGTGCGACGTGCGCCTATTATAGAGGTGGCACTCACGGCGATTGCTCTTTGTGGACAATACGCGTGCTGGACTTGTCCATCTGCTCTGCATGGAAAGAACGCACTGAACTGGAGGCCGTCTCTAAGTGACGACCAACCAGGAAGGCGTTCACGCGGCAGTACGGGCAGTCACAGGAACAAGCCGGTCCTATAATGAGGACTGGCACGCGTTGTTTGACAGCGACGGAATTGCGTCGGGAAACTTCGATAGCCGTATGCTGGCGTGGATCAACACGACGCTTGGAACGTCCTACACCAATGTGAATGCTGCCATGCAGGCGTTCGCTGTTGATCAGGGCTTCACTAACTGGTCATCAATGAACACGTTCGTGGCAGGTTATCCGTATGTGAACACGGAAGCTGAAAGTGTCGTCCTGGCATTTACGTCTGAACCTGATGACACCCGCAAAGCGCTGATTGACACCCTTGTCGGAAGTCTAAAAACAGCAGGAATTTGGACTGAGCTAGACGCGCTGTTCGTTCTGGCGGCTCATGACAGCCAAGCAGCTCTAGTGGATTGGAAGAAACCAAGTACACGCTCGGCCGTCGCGGTCAATGCCCCGACGTTCGCGGCTGATCGAGGGTATACGTCTGACGGGTCAACATCGCGTCTACGCACTAATTTTACACCTTCAACAAATGGCGTAAAGTATCAGCTTAATAATGCCTCTGTTTGGTATTGGAAGCGGGCCTCCGGTGTAGAAGGTGGAGGGCGGCGCGGGGTTGGCAACACTTGGGTCGCCCCATATTGCAGCCTGGTTGCGCAGCACACGGCAAATACAATTGTAGGATCAATCAACTCTAATGTGAGCGCAACTGGGGGAACGCCATCTGGTGGTGCAAATACTACAGCTGGATTTGTCGGCATAAGTCGAGCATCAAGCACAACATGCAAATTCTGGAAGAATGGCGTGCAGTCTGGAAGCGATGCTTCGGACTCTTCCACCGGGCTCCCTACGAACGAGCAATGGATTTGCGGCGCTTATCAGACCTCTTTTTCGTTATACCAAAACGCCATGGCAGCGTGGGGTTCTAGTCTATCTGGAAACGAAGCTGCCTTTTACTCGGCCATTTCCGCATACATGACAGGAGTCGGCGCAGCATGATCCAAAACTATTTCATTCTTACAGACCAGCAGTCCGCAACCGCCATTTCACTCAGTTCTCGGAATGCTGAAATCGCTCCTCGCGTTATCGACAACGGGTCACCAGGTGCAGGCCTGAACCTGAATGACCACGCAGACGGTGTTGGCCTTGGCGAGGCCGTGACGCTGACAGGAAAGCTCGTTGCTCCCAAGCGTGTCGTCGACGATCCCGCATACCCTGACGCTATGAAGACATTCTTGCTTACTCTGCCATGGGCTGCGCTGGAAAACGAAACTATCTTTGCTCCGGTAGAGTGACCATGAAGCAGACGCACTACGACGGACGCTGGATGAGCATTGAAGAGCGCGACGCCTTGCGGGCGCAGCGCACGGCCTCAAAGGCCAGAAACTACGACATCGCCTGTCCCATGATCATGAGCGACATCGCACCGTTTCAGACGGCTGGTGACAAGGTTGCCATCACCTCGCGCTCAGAGCTTCGTGCCTATGAGCGCAAGAACGGCATTCGACAAGTTGGTAACGACATCAAACCACCGGAGATTAAAGCGCAATGACGGACGAAGTTAAGGGCCTCGATGCTCACATTGACGCGGCTCTCGCCGCGGCCGATGCGCCTTCCGAGCCCGCAACGACGGTTGAAGCAACCGAAACGCCGGCGCCCGTAACGGAAGATGCGCCAGAAACAACGGCAGAAACGAGAGCGCGCGACGAGCGCGGACGTTTTGCCCCCAAGACCGAATCCACGCCGCAAACGGCTCCTGATGCGACACCCGACGCGGCGGCAGTAGCGAGTACAGAGACCCCAGCAGACCCCAAACCCGAAGAGGCGCCAGCCTGGACGGACGGGCATTTTCGCGGGTGGTCCCATGAACGCAGGCAGGCCTTTGAGAAGTTGCCACGGGAAGCGCAAACCGTTGCAATGGACATCGCAAAGGATCTGCAGGCAGACTTTACACGGAAGACAACCGAAGCCGCAGAATGGAGAAAACGAGTCGAGCCGGTCCTTTCCGTCTTGGCCAGCGAAGCTGATTTGTTCGAACCGCAAGGCATGAACCCCGTTGAGGCCTTTCAAGCCTATGCGAACATCGAACGCACGCTGACCTACGGAAACTTTGCCCAGAAGCTCGAGTTGGTTTCGAAGATTTGCGATCGCTACGGCATTCCGTTCAACGCGGGCGAACCTGATCCCTATCAGGCCAGTCTGCACGATCATAACGCTGCAGTTGCCGCAGAAAGAGCACGCAACGCCACTCTGGAGCGTCAGCTCAACACCTACCAACAGCAACAAATCAACCAGACGGTTGAAGCCTTTGCGTCAGCTAAAAACGCGGATGGGACACCGGCACATCCTCACTTCGAGGCCGTGAAGCCAGCCATGTCCGCATTGCTGACCGGGGGCAAAGCCAGAAATCTGGAAGAAGCCTATGCCATGGCCGCCAAGCCCATTGAGGACTTGATCGCAACCAGGGCAGCACAGGCCCGCCAGCAGGTTGAAGCGTCGCAACGGGAAGCTGTTGAGAAGGCCAAGAGAGCGGCGCCGGTCAGATCGTCAAACAACGCCATGCCATCGGGTAAAGCCAAGGCCTCTGGAGTGGATGCGATCATAGCCTCAGCTCTGGACAGCGCCGGCATCATGTAGCGCTTCAACCTTCATCAGGAGCCTATTAAATGGCAGGTCCTAATTCGTCCTTCTCGGACATCATTACCACGACCCTGCAAGGGTACAGTGGTGAACTCGCAGATAACATCACCAACCACAACGCCTTGCTTCGCCAGATCGATCGCAAGGGCAACAAGCAGGTTGCAACTGGGCGCACCATCGTCCAGGAAATCGAATACGCAGAGAACGGCACCGTGATGTGGTATTCGGGCTCTGAAACTCTCGATACGACCGCGGGCGACACGTTCACGGCGGCTGAATACAACTACAAACAGCTTGCAGGTAACGTCGTCATTAACGGCCTGGAAGAAATCCAGAACTCGGGCCGTGAAGCCGTCCACAACCTGCTGCGCTCGCGCATCAAGAACCTGGATCGGTCTTTGCGCAATACCGTTGCCACCTCGCTTTATGCTGATGGCACCGGCTCGGGCGGTAAGGAAGTTGGCGGCCTGCAGCTTCTCGTTGCAGACGTGAACACCAACACGGTCGGCGGCATTTCCGGCAGCACCTACTCGTGGTGGAGGAACTACGTCTATGACTTCTCCACGAACTCTGTCACGGCCTCAGCCACGACCATCCAGACGGCCATGCACACCGCTTGGCTGCAGGTCATCCGCGGCACGGACAAGCCCGACATCATCGTCGCGGATGCCACGTACTACCGTTACTATTGGGAATCCCTGACCGCCAATCAGCGGTTCATGGATGACAAGGGCGCGGGCGCCGGCTTCACCAACCTCGTCTATCAGGGCAACGTTCCCGTGATTTACGATGACCAGTGTCCGTCGACCCATATGTACATGCTCAACACCGATTACTTGTTCGTGCGCCCGGCGAAGGGCCGCGAGTTCAAGCCGCTCGGTGACAAGGCATCCGTCAACCAAGACGCGATGGTTGTGCCCGTCGTCTGGGCTGGCAACCTGACCACCAGCAACCGTGGCCTCCAGGCCGTCATTTGCGCCTAATAGGGGGAGAAAATCACCATGGCTAATGCTTGGAAAATCACCTCGCAGCAGATCGGCCTTCAGGCCATCGATGCGACGGACACCACCCAGAACCATACGCTTGGTCTTCGCATTCGCGCGAAGCACGTCACGTATGGGGAGGGCGAGTTCATCTACCTCAAGGGCGCCACGTCGACGGCTGTCGCATCTTGGGTGACCTACTACCCTGACGACTGGTCCACGACGCTGCTGGCTGCAAATGCCATCGGCGCCGTTGCAATCTCGATGTCCGCCAATAGCTCAAGCTCGAACTATGGCTGGTATCAGATCTTCGGCAAGGGCGTAGGCAAGGCTCTTTCGGGCTACGTCGACAACGCACTCGTTTATGCCACGGCGACTGCCGGAAGCGTAGACGATGCCGTTGTTTCTGGCGACCGCGTCAAGGGTGCTTTGGGTGCTTCTGCACTCGATACGCCGTCGACGGGTCTGGCCGAGTTCGAACTCAACTACCCGCTCATGGATGACGGCTCCGCCGCTTAACGCAGCAACCTGGGGGAGGGGAAACCTTCCCCCACTTTTCAAGGGAAAAACATGCAGACCACAGACGCCAAGCTCCGAGCCAACTTCTTCAAGGACGTTGACGGAAAGCAGGATCTCATCGAAATCGTCATCATTGGCGACCCAAACACGCTTATCAAGAAGGTCACGACTGAGCACGTCTGCCGCTTCCCGCGCGAATGGGAAGCCTATCAGTCGGGTCAGAGCGAAGTGAAGGTGGAAGGAACGCCCCTCACGGACGTTCCAGGCGTCGATCGCACTGCAGCGCTCGCGATGAAACTGAAAGGCGTGCGCACGGCTGAAGAGCTGGCGGCTCTGGATGAAGCCGCTGCCACCGGCATGGGAATGAACATGCGAACGTTCGTCAAGGCTGCCAAGAATTTGGTACAGTTGCGCGAGTTTGAAAAGGCCCGCGAGCGCGAAGATAAGCTTAAAGCGCTGGATGAAGACAAGCCCCGCCGTGGCCGGACGCCGCGCGCTGAAACTGAGGTTTCGCCTGAATGAGCCTGCTCACCATCGTCCAAAATGCTGCCCATCGCCTCGGCATTCCAAGCCCGTCCGCCGTTATCGGAACGTCCGATACGCAGGTAAAGCAGCTTCTTGGACTGGCGCAGCAGGAAGGAATAGAACTCGCACGCATGGGGCCGTGGCAGGCGCTCGTCAAGGAAAAGACGTTCACAGCCACGGCCACAGAAACGCAGACCAGCGTTCTGCCCGACGATTTCGGATGGATCATCGAAGGGTCTTTCTGGAACCGCACAGCAAGCAGAAAGGTGATGGGTCCGCTTGATCCGCAGAAGTGGCAAGCGCTCAAGACGGGCCTGTTTGTGTCCATATGGGATGCCTATCGCATTCGCGGTGCTAGCCTGATGATGAACCCGACGCCAAACGCTGGCGACAGCATGGCTTTCGAGTACGTCAGCTCGTATTGGTGTACGAGTGCGGATGGCCTGACAGAGCGATCAGCGTGGGCGGCTGACGACGATGTGGCCAAGCTTCGTGAGGAACTGATCACGCTGGGTGTGATCTGGCGGTTCTTGAAAGCCAAGGGCCTGGATTATTCCGAGGCGTTCCGCACCTATCAGATGGAAATAACCCGAGACATGGGCCGCGATGGCGGAACCCGCATTCTTGATATGGCCTATGATCAGGGCGGATCTGGCGCGTTTGATCCCTACGTTCCAGAAGGAAATTGGACGCTTTAATGCTGCAGGCTCTCAAGTCTAACGCATCCCGTCAAGCTGTTGCCAGAAGTGCCGTCATCCAACCGCCTGTCGGGGGGTGGGATGCTTCATCAGCACTTGCCGCCATGAAGCCAGACCGGGCTGTTGAACTCGTCAATTGGTTCCCAGAGCCCGGTTATATCGAGATCCGGCGCGGCTATAACTATCAGGCTTGGGACATGGTGTCGGATACGACGCCGGTCAACTCGCTCATGACGTGGCAGGGGCAGGGCAGCACGTCAAAGATGTTCGCCGCGGCGGGATCAAGCATCTTCGATGTCTCAACAGAAGGCGTTCCGAGCGCGTCTGTGACCGGGCTATCGGACAGCAAATGGCAATGGGTCAACTTCACCAATTCGGGAAACACCTACCTCGTCATCTGCAACGGCGCTGACAGCGTTCGCAACTATGACGGCTCGTCGTGGTCGACGCCAGCCATCACGGGCGCGACTTCGAGCACGTTCATTCACGTCAACGTCCACAAAAAGCGCCTGTGGTTTGTGCAGCGCGATAGCACCAAGGCTTGGTATCTCGCAACAGACGCCATTGCCGGCGCAGCAACGTCATTCGAGCTTGGATCTGTATTTTCGCGCGGTGGCTATCTTATGGCCATGGCGACGTGGACCAAGGACGGCGGATCTGGTCCTGATGACTATGCCGTTTTCATTTCAAGCCGGGGACAAGTGGCGCTTTATCAGGGAACAGACCCGTCTAGTTCAACGACGTGGTCCCTTGCCGGCGTGTTCGATTATGGTGCTCCAATCGGACGGCGCTGCTTTGCGCGGTTTGGGTCTGACGTCCTCATTCTGACGGTCAATGGCCTCATCCCGCTCAGTCAGTCGTTTGCCGTTGACCAGTCTCAGCAAGCGCAAAACGCGGTGACGGCCAACATTCAGCAGGCCATGGCCGAAGCGGCCCGAAACTATGCCAGCGGGTTTGGCTGGGATGTGTGCGTTTACAACAAGGGAACGCGGCTTATCCTCAACGTGCCGACGGTTTCAGGTTCCGTGGCTGAGCAATACGTCATGAACACGCTGACTGGCGCTTGGTGCAAGTTCACTAACCAGAACGCCAATTGCTGGATCGTCTGGAACGATGATTTGTATTTCGGCGACAGCACGGGCAGCGTTTACCAAGCTGACGTTGGGTCTGCTGACGTAGCAACGCCGATCACGGCTTATGGGCAGTGCGCCTACCAATCGTTTAGGTCGCCCGGCAACTTGAAGCGCTTCACGATGGTGCAGCCGCTTGTCACGAGCACGAACAACGCTAGGCCCTCGCTCGGTATTTCGACGGACTTCATAGAAACGTCCGAGATGTCGACCGCCTCAGTGCAGGGTGTGACTGGCCTGACGCTATGGGATTCGGCTTTGTGGGACTCTGATACGTGGGCCGGCACAGTATCGCAAATCAACGACTGGATCTCGATCCCCGCTATCGGGCGTTTTGCTTCAGTGCGGTTCCAAGCGCAAACGGGCGTTGAAACGACGGGGAGCACAAGTTCCTACTGGGGAATTGACACGTGGGGAGAGGCCCTGTGGGGCGGGACGAACTTCACCACGGACGAAACCATGCGCATCAATGGGTTCGTGGCCCTCTATGAAACTGGCGGTTACATCTGATGCCGCTTTTGTTCGGCCACGACGAGACCGTGGCGCGGTGGGTTGAAGCGCGAATGGATGGGGAGTTTGTTTTTCCTCATGCCGCGATTGGGATGCTGGACAGCAAGGGCGTTTTGCGTGGCGGGTTCGTGCTCGCGGCTCACAATGCCACCACAGCAGAGCTGACGCTTTATTCTGAAGATGTGATCAGCAACGGCATGGTGCGCGGTTTTTTCCGTTGGTGCTTTATTACATTGGGCGTGCATCGCCTGCAGTTGCGCACGACGCGCAAGAACAAGGCGGCCAAGCGCGCGGCACCGAAGATGGGTTTCAAGTTCGAAGGCGTAGCAAGGGACTTTTACGGGCCGGGCGATGATGCCTTGCTCTACTACATGACACCCGATTTCTGCAGATGGATAAAGACACATGGGAAGCCTGTTCAAGAAGCCCAAAGCGCCGCCTCCTTTGGACGTTCAAGGCAGCGCCAACCTCATCAAGAAGACCAATCTAGATACCGCAAACACAGCGACGAACTTCAACCGGCCTAATCAGGTCGATGCGTTCGGCAATAAGGTCACATGGAAGCAGACCGGCGTCGACAAGAACGGCAACCCTACATTCACCCAAAGCAACACGCTGGGGGCCACGGGTCAGCAGTACGTCAAGGGGCTTTCTGGTCTCGGACAGCAGTATTTCAACACGGTCAAAACGCCGGGCGATCTCTCCTCAAACGATGCATTCGACCGGGCCTATGGCTACGCATCGGCCAACCTTGAACCGCGGCTGCAACAGGCTCAAGACCGCATGTACACGCAGCTGAGAAATCAAGGCCTGGATCCCACAAGCGAGGCCTACAAGAGCCAGATGAACGATCTGGCGCTGCAGAACAACGAAGCACGCAACAACCTCGTGACGGGCCTGCAAGGCCAGATGTTCAATCAGGGCTTGCAGGAGCGGCAGCAGAGGCTTGGGGAACTCCAGCCCGGCCTAAACCTCGCGAACACGGTGTTGGGTCAGAACTCGAGCCCGTTTGCGCAAACGCCGGTCCAAGGTGTCGATATTGCAAGCCTGATCGGCATGAACAATCAAAACCAGTGGCAGAAGTATCAGAGTGATCTGAACTCTCAAGGCGGGTTCCTTGGTGGTCTGGCGTCGCTCGGCGGAACGCTTCTCGGCGGTCCGATCGGCGGCGGTATCGCAAAGAAAATTTTCGGGTAAACCGATGCCGATCGGGGACCAATATCTCAACTCCATCGTTGGCTTTGAAGGGTTCACGCCCAAAGCGACGTGGGACTACAAGCAATGGACGAACGGATACGGCACGCGAGCGCGGTTTCCAGGGGAAGTGATCTCGGAAGCCGAAGCCAAGCGCCGATACCAGGATGAAATCTCATCTGCGGAGCGGCAAGTTGATGGCCTGGGTGTTCCGCTTGATCCCGGCAAGAAAGCGGCCCTGACGAGCCTTACCTACAACGCTGGCCCAAAGTGGATGGAAAGCGGTCTCGGACAGGCGGTCAAGGCCGGAGATTGGAACACGGCAAAGCAGCGGTTTCTTCAATACACAAAGGCAGACGGTCAAACGCTCCCTGGCCTCGTCAAGCGCCGTATGGCGGAAGCATCATGGCTTGGCGGAGAACCACCGCAAGCACCAACATCAGCAGCACAGAATGGGGCACCAATGCCGACGAACACCGGAGTGCCTGTCCCCGCGTCGTATTCCCCCGATGAAATGGCCATGCAGCGAAAGCTTGGCATGATGCTCATGCAGGAGGGGACAAGTACAGCGCCCGTCCAAAGTTGGACGCAGGCGCTCGCGCGCGTTCTCCAGGGCGCCCAAGGCGGCTATATGATGCGGGAGGCCGATAAGCAGGACCGCATGATGCGCGGTGAGGGCGATGCGCTCAT